CCGAAGCGCATGGTCATCGCATCATCTACAAAAACGACGGCTCCATCGAGGTTGCCGCCAAGAACATCACCATCAAGGCCGAAGAGACCGCACGCATCGAAGGCAAGATAGTGCAGATCCACGCTTCCGATGTTTTTGCCTTTGACTGCAATGGCCACGGCCAGAAGTGGCTGCCGACCAAGATCGATACCTGGCAGATCGGCGAAGTCGCCGGTACGCCCAACGCCATCGCGCCGCCGGAAATACCCTAACCATGATCAACGAACAACCGCTGACCATCGTCATCGATGGCAGAACGATCCCGCTCGGCCTCGATTCCGACGAGCCGCTGGTGCGCGCCGTCATCATCAGCCTCTTCACCTGGCGCCGCGCCAATAAGGATGACGCGCTGCCCGGTGTCGGTGGCGATGATCAGCGCATGGGGTGGTGGGGCGATACCTTCCCCGCCGTGCCCAATGATCGCATCGGCTCCCGTCTCTGGCTGCTCTCTCGCGCCAAGCTGACCGCCGAGACCATCCGTCGCGCCAAAGAATACGCCGAAGAGGCTTTGAAGTGGCTGGTCGATGACGGCGTTGTCGCCCGCGTCGAAATCGAAGCCGAGCGCCAAGGACTGACCACATTGGCGCTGGCCTGCCGCATTTACAAGTCGGACGGCAAAGCGCCGCTCGACATCCGCTTTCAAGACGCCTGGGAGTTCATCAATGTTTAGCCGCCCGACTCTTTCTGAAATCATTCAGCGCGTCCGCAATGACGTGCTGTCGCGCCTGACTGCCGATGACATCCTGCGCCGCGCTGACCCCGAAGTTCTTGCCCGTGTGGTGGCTGGTGTCGGCCATGGCCTCTATGGCTTTATCGAGTGGTTGTCACAGCAACTGATATACGACACCGCTGAAGCGGAATTCCTGGAGCGCTGGGCGTCGATCTGGGGAGTGAGCCGCAAGCCTGCAGCTGCCGCCACCGGCACCGTCACCTTTACGGTGCAGGCCGGCGCAGTCATCGCCAGCGGCACGCTGCTGCAGGCGCTTGATGGCGTGCAGTACGAAACCACGGCAGACGCCACCGTCACCGCACCGACCGCCACCGCGCCCGTCGCTGCCTTGATCGCTGCAGCTGCCGGCAACCGGGTGACAGGGCAGGGCGTTACGCTCGTCTCGCCCGTCGTCGGCGTGCAGTCCGCTGCCGTCGCCGGCGAGCTTTCCGGCGGCGCCGACATTGAAACCGACGATGCCCTACGCGCCCGCCTGCTGGCGCGCATTCAGCAGCCGCCACACGGCGGCGCCGATTTTGATTACGTCGCCTGGGCGCTCGAAGTTCCCGGCGTTACCCGAGCCTGGTTGTATGCCGCCGAACTTGGCCTGGGCACGGTGACGCTGCGCTTCGTGCGCGACAACGACGCCTCGATTATCCCGGATGCCGGCGAGGTCGCCACCGTGCAGGCGTACATCGATGCGCGCCGTCCGGTGACGGCAGCCGTCACCGTGGCCGCGCCGATTGCCGTTCCCCTCAATTTCACCATCACCGGGCTGACCCCAGACACAGCGGCCGTGAAGGAAGCAGTGGAGGACGAGTTGTCTGACCTGCTGCTGCGCAAGGCCACGCCGGGCGGCACCATTCTGCTGTCGCATCTGCGCGCTGCGATCTCCAGCGCTACTGGTGAGACGGATTACGTCCTGACCACGCCGTCCGCCAATGTCACGCACACCACCGGCCAGATGGCGACGATGGGAACCATCACATGGGCATGACCGAAACCGATTACCTTGAGCAGCTCAAGGCGCTGCTGCCGCTCGGGCCGGCCTGGCCAAAGGACGATGCGGCACTGCTTACCCGTTTTCTGGGCGGGCTTTCCGCCGAACTGGCGCGCGTCGATAGCCGCGCCTGGCAGTTGCTGGAAGAGGCCGACCCGCGCACGACCGCCGAACTGTTCCTGGACTGGGAGCGTGTCGCTGGCTTGCCGGATGCCTGCGCCGAAGCGTTCGGCGGGCCGCAAACCATGGCACAACGCCGCGCCGCCCTGATCGGCAAGCTCACCACGATTGGCGGACAGAGCGCTGCCTACTTCATCGCGCTGGCGGCCAGTCTCGGTTACGCCATCACCATCACCGAGTTCGAGCTGCATGACGTCGAAGACAACGTCGAGCATCCGCTCTACGGCGCGCCCTGGCAGTTCGCCTGGCAGGTGAATGCTGCCGAAGACACCGTCGGCGTGCTCGCCGTCACCGATACCGTCGAAGACCCGCTGGCATGGTGGGGAAACGAACTACTGGAATGCGTCATCAATCGCCTCAAACCGGCGCACACCCTCGCGCTGTTCGCGTACACCTAAAAAGGAGAATCACACATGGATCGCATATTTGAATCCGGCGCTGCAGCCAGCCCGCCGAGCGCACCGGCCAGCCCTTCCAGCGGCTACCCGACTGCCGGCAATCCGGCGCTGGCGATTGCGGCGACGAAGCCCGGCCCGTGGTGGTATCACATGATCGCCGAAGAGATGATGGCTATCATCGCTGCCGCCAGTATTACGCCGGATCACACCGACACCAATCAGCTGCTCGACGCGTTGCGCGCGGCGGGTGTTTTTCAGACGGCGGCGCAGTTTGACAACACCACCAAGGTGGCGACGACGGCTTTTGTCAAACGCGCCCTCGGCGGACTAAGGGGCATCGTCGGAAAAACCACGGCTGGCGCCCTGGGAGCGGCCGATGTTGGAAAGCTGGTAGATATCAATGCGGCTATTGCGATGACATTGCCAGCCGCCAGCTCCGTGCCCAATGGCGAAGGGTTTTACCTGCACTCAACCGAGGCTGGCGCTTCCGTGGTACGCGCTGGCGCCGATGTGATTTATACCGGCATCGGCACCAACACCATCACCACCAGGGCACTCAATAGTGGTGAGCACCTGATCCTTATCTCTGATGGGGTTAGTGCCTGGTACATCGTCGGCGGGTCGGCGGCGCTGATTTATTCGACAGCGTTCGGCGCATCGCTGGGCGCTGCCGGCTATCAAAAGCTGCCGAGCGGCCTGATTGTGCAATGGGGAACGGTCACGACATCGGCCTCTGCAGATACCGCCGTGACCTTCCCGATAACGTTCCCGACAGCCGGCCGATCATTACAGATCGCCGCCATTTCCGGGGCTTCGTCCGGATTCGCCACTTATAACACCCTGGCGGCGGCCGGCTTCAACGCTGCTGGATGGACAAATTCCTCAACGCGGGCGGCTGTGGCTTGCTCATATCTTGCCCTCGGCCATTAAGGAGACACCATGTTTTATTCAAAATCAACCGGCGGTTTTTATGACCCGGAAATCCACGGCGAGCGCGAGATTGAAGTTGTACAGACCGACCCGGACACCGGCGAGACTATTGACCGATGGATGGAGATGAATCCGGACACAAAGATTCCTGCGGATGCGGTCGAAATTACTGCCGAAGAGCATGTCGCGTTGCTGGCCGGGCAATCTGCAGGCCAGCGCATTGGTAGCGATGCCGGCGGTTATCCTGTCCTGATTGATCCGCCGCCCCCAACGGCTGCCGAATTGTCGGCCGCCATCCGCGCCGAGCGCAACGCCAGACTGGCAGCATGCGACTGGACCATGTTGCCCGATGCGCCTCTATCGGCGGCACAGGTCTCCAGCTGGCAGACCTATCGCCAGGCCTTGCGTGACCTGACCGATCAGGCCGGCTTCCCAGCTGCGGTCGTCTGGCCGGTTGCACCGTGAGGTCATCGTGGCACGCTATCTGAAAAGCCTGTTGCTGTACCTGGTGGCGGTTGTGGTTTCCACCGCCGCCGCGCCGATCCTGCCGCTGTTCGCTGTCATGTGTTATGGCCATAGTAACAACCGCACGCGCCTGTTGTTCGAACCGCGCCTGCCGACCTGGCTGGCGTGGTTCGACAACCCAGACAATAGTCTATGGGGAGACGACGGCTGGCAGCGCGAACATTGCCCGCGCTTCTTCGGCTGTTATCGCGGCATGGTTCGCTGGCTATGGCGCAATAAGGCCGGGGGGTTTGTGTGGAATGTCCTGGGCGCCAAGGTCGCCGGATCGATCACCTGGGAAGGCACGCCAGGGATCGATTCAAGCCCATACAAGGCAGGAAAGCTGACCTGTAGATCCGGAGATTACTGGCAATGGAAATGGGTGTCGCCGCCCATCGGCCGGCGCTGCCTTGTCCTGAATTTCGGCTGGCTGCTCGATGCTTTTATTGACAACCCATTCTACGCGCCAGCTGCCCGGTTCTTGTTTCAGATTCAATTTTCGGAGATCAAAGAATGATCGAACTTCGTGCTTCCGAGCTTGCCGACCAGGCGGCCAATGTGGCGACAAAAGGCACCTACACCGCCTCCGGTGCGACCATGCTGGCTGGACTGACGCTTAAGGATGTGCAGGGTTTTTTGAGCTGCATCGCCATCCTGGTGGCCATCATCGTCCCGATCGCCACGTTTTACGTCAACTACCGGTTCCGGCTGCGCAAAGAGCGACTGGAGGCCGCGCGCGCAGCACATGAGGGCATCGTGATCGCGCCGAGGGGGAAAGATGATGACGACGAATAGATTGATGGTCGGCCTGCTGTCGCTTTCGGCGGCTGCCTTTGTTGGCTATATTGCCGCGCCGGAAGGTTATGCCGATCGCGCCGTGATTCCGGTCAAGGGAGATCGCCCGACCGTCGGCTTCGGCTCGACCTTCCGTGATGACGGATCGCCGGTGCGGCTGGGTGACACGATCACACCCGTGCCAGCACTCAAGCGCGCGTTGGCGCATGTCCAGAAAGACGAGCGCGGCATCAAGCGCTGCGTCACCGCGCCGCTGACACAGGTTGAATATGACCTGATGGTCGGTTTTTCCTATCAGTACGGCGTGCCAACACTCTGTGCCTCAACCATCGTGCGCGAGGCCAATGCGCTTCGGTACAAGGAATCGTGCGCAGGCTATCTGAAGTTCAAATTCGCCGGCGGATTCGATTGTTCAACGCCGAAAAACAAGCGCTGCCCAGGCGTGTGGACGCGCAGCCAGAACCGCTACACCAGGTGCATAGGGGAACAATCATGACCCTGATCTTTATCGAAGAAGATGGCAGCGAGACCATTGAAGTTGCGCCGCCCGCGCATAACCCCTTCATCCTGCCGTATTCCTGGGGCGTCGCCGCATTCGCCCAGGTGGTTGAAAACTGGCAGCGCTGTGGCCGTGCCACTCAAACCGTGGCGCTGCTTACCGTTCAGCTTGCTGCTCTCTCAATGGAGTCAAAATAAAATGATGGATACCCTTAAAACCCTTTGGGAATTGATCCTGTTACTCATTTCAAAATTTGAGTGGTCGCGAAAATGAACCCCTGGACTATCGTGATCGCAGTCCTGCTCTGGCTGGCCAGTCTGGCTGGGGTAGGGTGGTGGCAGCGCACCGACGGCGCCACCATCGAACGTGACACCTGGCAAAAGCGCGAGAACACCGAACTGCGCACTGCCAATGCCAAGATCAAGGAACTGGAAGCCAAGGCAAAATCAGACACCAGCGCGCACGCTCAAGCGTTGGCCGAGGCTTCAACCGCCTTCGAAAGGAAGCTCAAAGATGCAAATGCTCAACGCGCTAAAGATCGCGCTGCTGTGCTGGCTGGCACTCTCAGGCTGCGCGACAACGGTGCCACCGGCCTCCGTGCCTGTGGAAGTGGAATCAGCCCGCCTGCTGCCGGCGCCAGCGTCGGTGATGGTCGAACGCCCGGCGAACTTTCGGCAGCGGCTACTGGATTTCTTCTCGACCTCGCCAGCGACGCCGACGACATCGCCCACCAGCTCGCCCAAGCTCAAGCCGTGATCCGTGAGGATCGGCGATTGTGTGGGCGACCTGCACGGTAGTTTGCCAAAAAGCCCTGTTTGCGCAAATTCGCAAACTGAATCCAATGCTTGACCGAAAGAAGTAAGCGACCGGAAAGGTGCGTCAACACCCCACCGGTCGCCGTAGCACACAGACAGAACCTGTGAGCCTTGGCCAAGGCTTACCTGCCACGCGTGGCGGGGAGAGTCTAGCCCAAACAATACCTACATGAAAGGCTCATCATGTCATCCCCCATCATCCCCTGGCTCGGTGGCAAGCGTCGTCTTGCCGACCGGCTCCTCCCCCTGTTCCCTCCCCATGAGTGCTACGTCGAAGTGTTCTGCGGTGGCGCTGCGCTCTATTTCCTGCGTCCGGTACCAGCGCCGTGCGAGGTCATCAATGACATCAATGGCGACCTGGTGAATCTCTACCGGGTGGTACAACACCACCTCGAGGAATTCGTTCGCCAGTTTAAATGGGCATTGACCAGCCGCCAGGTGTTCAAGTGGTTGCAGGCAACCAGGCCGGAAACGCTCACCGACATTCAGCGTGCGGCGCGCTTCTTCTACCTGCAGCAGCATGCCTTTGGGGGCAGGGTAGAGGGGCAAACCTTCGGAACTGCGACCACGGCGCCGGCGATCAATCTCTGCCGGATCGAGGAAAATCTTTCGGCCGCACATTTACGCCTGGCGGGAACAACAATCGAGAATCTCCCCTGGTTGGAATGCATGCGCCGATACGATCGCGCCCACACTTTCTTTTACCTCGACCCACCGTACTGGCAGACAGAAGGTTATGGCGTGCCGTTCGGCCTCGAACAATACGAAGCAATGGCGGATCTGATGCGCAGCTGCAAGGGCAGGGTGATGGTCAGCATCAATGACCATCCAGACATCCGTCGCGTGTTCGATGGTTTCACCTTGCACGAAACCCCCATCAAGTATTCTGTAGGAAGCAACCATGGCCAACCGGCCACCAGCAATGAACTGGTGGTCACAAGCTGGTCACCAGATGCTCTTGGTCTGCTGTTTTAGTGTGGGGGATTTTTTGACGAAAGTGTTGCAATCGGCGCGTTTTTTGCGACTGGTGCAAAATCAAAATCCAGCATTGACGCGCCTTCCCAGTCTGTGCATAATGCGCGCCTGAGGTTGCAAATCCGTGTAGGTCGGTTCGACTCCGGCTCGCGCCTCCAGAATTTACGCGGCAGTAGCTCAGTTGGTAGAGCGCAACCTTGCCAAGGTTGAGGTCGAGAGTTCGAGACTCTTCTGCCGCTCCAGATTAAAGGGAAAGCTTTCGCTTTCCCTTTTTCTTTGCTGGTCACAATTCAATTTCACTTTACGTGCAGGCGGTAATGCCTCGTATGTCCTTTAATTGTTTTGATTGAGAGAGAAAAATGAGTGCCATTGGCAACATTCTGTGGTTTGTGCTGGGCGGTTTTTTTATGGGATTGGGCTGGTTGGTGATTGGTTTGCTAGCGTTTCTCACGATTGTTGGAATCCCCTGGGGTAAAGCCTGTTTTGTCATCGGCCAATTTTCCTTTTGTCCTTTCGGAAAAGAAGCAATCAGCAGAAAAGACCTGAATGGGCAAGAGGATATTGGTACCGGCGCTTTCGGAACGCTGGGCAACATCATCTGGTTCATATTTGCGGGCATATGGCTTGCAATTGGGCACTTGATTTCCGCTCTATTCTGTTTTGTCACGATCATTGGCATTCCGTTTGGTATTCAGCATCTCAAGCTGGCCGGTATCTCGCTCGCTCCAGTTGGCAAAACCATTGTCTCCAAGGGAGAGGCCGCCAGAGCGCGCTCGGCGCAATTCAATACCGAACCCAAAGCCCATCAATCAGCCCAGTTCTGCACGCAATGCGGCCAAGCCACTACAGAAAAAATGCAGTTTTGCATTGGTTGCGGTCAAGCCTTGTCCTGATTTGGTGTGGGGTAAGGCGTGGTTGTGGTCGGGAAAATCAATTCTGGCGCGATTGATATATTGATACAATCGCCGGCCAGCCCGGGTGGTGAAATTGGTAAACACAAGGGACTTAAAATCCCTCGCTTAACAGCTTACGGGTTCGATTCCCGTCCCGGGCACCACTGACAGGCATAGCGCATGATTATTTTCGACCTTATCTGCGAACACGATCACCGCTTTGAAGGCTGGTTTCATAGCGCCCAGGATTTCGAAAACCAATCTGAACGCGGCATGCTTGCCTGCCCAAAGTGTGCCAGCTCACGCATCCGTAAATTGCCATCCGCTGTTTCCATTTCAACCATGCGGAGCGAAAGAGTGGCCGTCAACGGTGTTCAGGAAGGAAATGCACAACAGCCTTTGCCGGTCTCCGCGCCGAGTAATACCCAAATATTGGGTTTGTACCGGCAACTGTCGCAGGCGATAGTTGCCCTTAGCGAAGACGTTGGCTCTTCATTTGCGGAAGAAGCAAGA